AACACGCTGTTCCATGTCAGTGTGTTGCTGCCAGCGTTCTGGATCACAGCCAGTGCATAGAAAGCACCAGAGACAAGGCTAGAAGGCGCTCCCATCGTCCGATTGCTCGACACAAAGGTGAAGGTAGCCACTTGGCCTGTTGTCGTGTCCCAAGCCACTGTGGCCGCATCGGTCAGCGTGATGTTGGGGCTGTAACCCGTACCGACCACACCCAGACGGTTGTTGGTGTCGTCATAGGTCAAGTTGGATTCGTTGCCAAACGCCGATGTGCCGTTGCCGTAGGGAATGCGACCAGCAGTCAAAGAGGTCAGGCCAGTACCACCGTTGGCAACAGCCACGGTCCCGGTCACGTTGGCGGCAGTACCAGTGGTGTTCTGGTTCAGTGTGGGCACATCACCTGCTTGGATCGCTGCCAGTGCAGCGTTTGTGCCGTCAGAACGCAGGTATTGACCCGAGGTCTGGGTGCCAGTCAAGGCTGTGATGGCCGCAGCAGCAGTTGTCTGACCCGTGCCACCATTAGCGATTGCCACGGTGCCTGTTACGTTGGCAGCAGTGCCAGTGGTGTTCTGGTTTAGCGTTGGTACGTCGCCCGCTTGGATCGCAGCCAGTGCAGCATTTGTACCGTCAGAGCGCAGGTACTGCCCAGCAGTCTGGGTGCCGGTCAGCGCCGTGATTGCAGCAGCGGCAGTCGTTTGACCTGTACCGCCGTTGGCAATAGCCACGGTGCCGGTCACGTTGGCCGCAGTGCCGGTGGTGTTCTGGTTGAACGTGGGCCAAGTGAATGTGCCCGTGCTGAAGTCGCCCGAGGTGGGTGTGCCCAGCAGCGGAGTCACCAGGGTGGGCGAGGTGGACAGCACCACATCGCCTGTGCCTGTGGTGCTGTAGGAAGTGCCCCAAGCCGTGCCGGTGGACAGCGGAATGCCAGCACCAGGGTAGACCATGCCACCCCCGCCACCACCGGACGAGTTGATCGTCTGGTTGGGCCAAGTGCCTGTAATCGACACGTTTGTACCGGCCACCAAAGATGGTGTGGCCGTACCCGTGCCGCCGTTCGCCACGGCCAGTGTGCCCGCAAGGGTCACAGCACCCGTAGTGGCCGTAGCCGGTGTCAGGCCAGTTGTGCCTGCGCTAAACGATGTCACGCCGCCACCGCCACCACCTGTTGAGGCAATGGTCTGGTTGGGCCATGTGCCCGTGATGGTGACGTTGGAGCCAGCCACCAGCGAAGGTGTGGCCGTGCCGTTGCCGCCGTTGGCAACTGGCAAGATGCCTGTCACGCCAGTGGTCAAAGGCAGGCCGGTCAGGTTGGTGGCCGTGCCAGATGCGGGTGTGCCCAAAGTGGGCGTAACCATTACAGGCGATGTAAACAGACCTGCAACACTGACCTTTTTGGTCGTGGTGCCTTGGACAATCGGCAAAACTTCCGTGCCCCCCAGTGGGGTCGTTGCCGATGGGAGCTGGGAAATTTTGACGTTTGCCATAGTTTAATCGTAGTAAACGGTTGCAGAAACAGTGCCACCAATCACGACATAAATGCCTTTGTTGGTGTACAAACCCTCAACAAAGTTGTGGTTTGTGTTGGCAGTGGGCGTAAAAGTCGCCAGAACCACGGGGTCTGATGTGCTTGACGCAAACGAATCATAAACCGTGATGGTGGGTGTGCTGGATGCAGCGCTGACAAAAATGCCACGAAGTTTGCCAGCATCTCGCTTGATTTGGGTGGTCGCGGTGATTGCGGTGTAGTTAGCCATGTCAGTATCCCGTTGAGTTTTTGATCAGAACCAAAATAAACATTGATGAGCAAGCGTTGTTGCTTGAGCTTCCAATTGCCGTTGCTTCGATGGTGGTTTTCTCGGGCACAGCCAATGGATACTCAAACACGTAGTCAGCCACACCGTTGTTGAGGGTGGTAATGGCCGCAGTCATCCGAATGTTGTTGGTGCCTCTGGTCAGCAACCGGCCTTGAATTTGGTTGGAGCCACCAGCCTGACCCGCAGAGAACAAGCCCTGAGAGACATACGCAGTGTAATCCGCAGGGACCGTGTAGCTGCCCGTGGTCGTGTTGTTGTAGTCGAGCTTGATGATGTCGTAAACCGTTGCAGGCACGCCCGCAGTCACTGTGCCCGTGCCGATGTAGATGTCGCCAGCAGCGCTGTTGCCAGAGCCTGCCGTCTCAACATAAGCGTAGTTAATGCGGAGCATCGCTTTGGTCATTGTCACGGCGGTCTGGCCGTTCATGGTGACCGTTTCGCTGATCTCGTTGTAGTTGGCGTCCAGCCCCTGCACAACGATTGTTCGTGCGCCAGTGCCCGCGCTGGTGTCGCTTGCGCTTGTCGAGCTGACCGTCATTTGAAGGGCAGCAGCAGGGAACGTGATCAGGCTTGGCAACGGCCAGACAGACACCTGAGTGGCGTCCACATCGGGGTTAAAACCAAAGACAGTGACGTTCCTGTGGCCTTGAATCTGACCGCGAGACACCTGCAAGGCAAAGTTTTCGTATTTGCCGTACTGGGTCTGCGAAACGTAGGGTGTTGTCATGCCAAGAACCTCAATTTGTAGATCGTGGACAGATACAACCCGACGATTTCGTCAATGATGTTCTGAATGGGGGTGTCGGTCTTGTCGCAAACCTCGTACCGGCACTTCTCGATCTCGGTCATTGAATCGGTCAAAAATTCAATGACATTGTTGGTCTTTTTGGCGCTCATCAGGCTGATGGGGCCAATCAGGCCATGCCTGCCTTGGTAAGCCTCGGCAAACTTGTCGGCCAGCTCAACGATCTCGTCGTAAAAGGTGTTCAACGCCATGTGTTTGGAAAAGCTGCGGGTGTTCAGGTGCACCGAATGAGCCACATCCCGAGCCAAAAACAGCTTTCCTACAAAATCAGCGGCGTTCATTGCGGCATCTCCATCTGTTCGGGCATCTCGCGTGGCTCTGGAGCACCTGCAATCAGGTCACCTGTGTCCAGTGCTGCGGCAATTGTACCCATCACGATGTCCTGAATCTGCTCTGGACTCATGCTGGCCTGAACAGCGGAAATTCGCTGTGTTTCGGCCTGATATGCCTTGATTTCGGCCTCGTAATCCTTGCGTGCCAAGTCCTGCATCTCAATGGATTTGCCCACATTTTGGATCATCTGGTGCATTTGCTCCATTTCCTGACCCATTGCCTGAATCTGCATCTCTGCGGCCTGCAATTCAGGTGATTTGTCGTCATCGGCCATGATTTTGGGGTCGATGGTCTTGGCAAAGCGCTTGGACATCTCTTGAGCACCGGGCCAGTCCATGTTCTTGACAAACAAATCACCTGCCACTTGCCACAATTGTGGGTTGCCTTGCAGCAACTGAGCCATTGCCTCAAGTGCCTCTTGGCGCTTGGTGGCGTAGCCGGGGCCAGTGATCGCCACAACGTCATACTTGCCAACGCCGGGGTTGTAAATCTTCTCAATCACGATGCCCGCTTCGTCCACGATCTGATTGACCGGCTCGGGTTGATCAGGATTGATCTTGATCATCTTCGTCTCGCCGTCTTCGCCGATGATTCGAGCGATACGCTGCGTGTCGTAGATTTTGGGGATTAGATCAACCAGTTGACGGGCCACATGGCGCACGCCACGGGACAAGTTGTCGCCGTAGTGGTATGTGCCGACATCGCCTTCGCGCTGACGGGCCAGGATGGCCTTGCCAGAACGCTCGTTGGAACCCATGCCCAGCGATGCGTTGTATTGGCCTGTGGTGGACTTGATGTCCTCAGACGCGCCTGCCTTGGCTTGCAGGAGGCCGCTGGAGGCCATTGGGGGTTGCGCCCGCTGGGGTAGTGGCAGGGCAGCGCCTTGACCGTCTGTAACGTCTGGATTGATCTCCAGATACGGCCAGTTGTTGGTGTTGGCCGTCTTCCACTTTTCCTCGTAGCCCTCGAACTGACCGCCGTAGCCGATAAACGGCGCTTTGGGGGCCAGAGCCAGCATCTCGGCTTCTTGCGACACCCAGTAGTTGTACATGCGCTGGGCATCCTTGGCGTTGCGCACCAAGCCCGACACGTACAAGCGGCCATCGACCTCGAATTCGTTGCCGACAATCCGGATCACCGGGATCCACTTGCCAGCCCACTCGCGTTCTTCAAGGATTTCGTAGCCGTTGATCTTGCAGTACTTGACCTTGGGACGGTCTGACTCGCGGCTGCGGATCGGCTTGCCGTAGACAATCTTCAGCTCTCTGTCCTCGGGCGTGCCTGCAAACGCAGTCATGTTGCCGGGGTACAGGTTGAGCGTGGCTTTGTCGTAGTCGATGTAGTAGTAATCAGCAATGCGGATTGTGTCCTCGTTCAGCCAGTTGCTGATCGACTGGTCACCCACACCCAGCGACTGGAGTGTCGAGATGGGCGTAGCGTCTGGATACAGGCGCTCGTACTCGGCTTTGGTCACATCTTCCGTGATAAAGCACCACTTGGCGTCTGAGCCGGTGGGGTCTTGGATCAGGGGGTCCATGTAGACCGAGAAGCTGTTGCGCACCCGGCCAATCTTGATGTCTTGGTCGAACGAGTCTGCGTCGCAGTACTCGGTCAGCAGGCGGATGTAGCCTTCGCCGTAGGACACTTGGTTTTCGCAGGCGGTGTCGTAGGCCACATCGGCATCGCTGATGTACTCGATGTGCCGGATCATGCCGTTGAAGATGTCGGCCACGGCCACATCGGCTTTGTCATCCACGGGGATGACTTTGGCACCGGGGCGGTTTTGCCGCATGTCGTTCGTGACTTGACGAACGTGCTGGGGCAGCTTGTTGATGGTCAGGCACGGGCGGGCGTTGATGGTCTGACCCTGCACAGCGCCACGGGTTGCCAGCACATCGGCGGGCCACTGCCATTGGTTGTCGGGGGAGCCTGCATAAAACCGCAGATCGTCAATCTCGTCTTCTCTTGATTCAGAAAGCGACGAAACCGCCAGATCAAGGCGGGCGCGGGCGACTGTCAGAATGTCTGACGCGCTTTTTTTGGGTTTGCCACCAGCAGCGACTGCGGCGGCGGCAACCATGCCAGTTGGGTCAGCCATCAAAGACTCCTAAAACGTGAGGCTCACGCATGACCACGTAGTCTTTACCATTATGCGTGAATTCCTGCCCTACGTCAAAGTATAGCCGATCACCCACTTTTATCGTTTTGCAGTCCGGCCCGGTGGCGGTTGCAACGCCAGTTCCCAGCTTTTCACCGGGTGGCAGGACGAACAACTCGTGCTTTTCAACGTCACGCTCGATGATGATGCAGTTTTGCAGTGCTTTCATTTCTTCTTCTTTTGTTCGGCTTCGCGCTTAACAGAGTATGCAATCGCAACGGCCTGTTTGACCGGCTTGCCTGCGGCCACTTCGGCCTTGACGTTCTTGCGGAACGCCTCGGGTGACTTGGATTTGACGAGTGGCATCACTTGCCTTTCTTGGCCGTTTTGGCCGACTCTTTGAAATCTTTGGCTGTGGGCGCACCAGCAGCGCCGGGTTTGCGCATCTTCTCGCCGCTACCGGCTTTGATGCGCTCTTGCTTGGCGTGAATGTTTGCGTAGAGTCCAGGTTTTGTAGCCATGATTAAGCTCCCATCCAACCAGTTGACACCATGCCGCGCTCAGACGAGATGCGGCGCTCGGGTTTATTGTACTCACGGTGAGCCACAGGGAAAGCAAAGGTCACGCAGATGGCGTCTGCTGCGTCTGGTGACGCAAGACCTCTGGCCTTCATGTCTTTCTTGGACTCCAGAAAGATTGTCCCCTTTGAGTCAGGCTTGATCATAGGCGAGACAAGATCCGTTTTCAAGAACCTGTCTTTGGGGATACTAGCAGATCTCAGCCACTCCTTCATCTTGCCCCACATCTCGGCTCTTTTGTTGCCATACATGATGGGGTTGCTCGACTTGTTGCCAAAGTTGACACCCTTGATCTTGTACCTCTGCTCTTTGAGGCGGTCAACAATGCCTGCTCCTAAACCTCCCTCATCGATAACCACCAGTGCAGGCTTAAACTCTTCAATGGCCTCAATGATGTGGCCCACCACCGTCATGGTGTCATCACCTCGGTGGCGGTCTATGCGCACAATGTCACGGCCCTGGCGCACAGCAATCACCGTGGCATCGGCCCCAAACCTTGCGGGGTCAACTCCAATGATGATGGGCGCGGTCTGGTCCTTGTACTTGGCCCTGTCCATCGCTTCGTCCACAATGTTGGACGGAATAAACTGGTCATCCCCAGCATTGGGGAACATCCCGTAAACCTCCACATGGGCCTGGCTCGAGTCCGGTCCATACTCATCAATGATGTTCTGGTACACAGCCTTGTCGGTGCCCTCCACCGTGCGGGCGTCCACCACCTTGGATGTCCAGAAATCCCTCTTGCTGTGGAACGTCTCGTAGAAGTACCCAGTGTTTCGCCGGGGGTTGGAAAAAGCCAACCAAAGGCGGCTTGGCGTGTTCTCGGTAAAGAAACCAGCCGTCACAGCCCAGATGGCATCATCAATACCACTGGCCTCATCAAAGATCACCATCACACCATCAAAGTTGTGGACTCCAGCGTAGGCATCTGGGTTTTCTGCTGACCACAGCCGGCCCTCAACAGACCAGTAACGGGTGCCCTTTTTCAGGTCTTTTTCGACCAACTCAGTGAGCCAGTTGGCAGGGGTGATCTTGGTCGCGGCAACCTCAAACCAGTGGCTGTTGATACTCATCGCCAACCACTTGGTGATCTCGGCCCATGTCACGGCACGGAGCTGGGCTTCGCTGTTGGCCGAGATGATCGTTGTCGAGCCTATGCGGGTAGACAGCATCCAGATGGTCAGCCATGACACAAGGGCAGACTTGCCGATACCACGGCCAGAAGACACGGCATGGCGCAGGGTTTCAAAGTCAACCAAACCATCTTGGCGCTTGATGTGCTCGGCAATCTCTCGCAGCACCTCGCGCTGCCACTTGCGTGGACCCTTGAAGTTCGCCAGCGGCGTGTTCTCTCGGCCCCAAGGGAATGCAAACAAAACAAAAGCCTCGGGGTCGTCAGCAATTGCCGGCGTCCACAGCGTGGCCATTAACTCTTGTTCGTCTTCGGGCTTGTAGATGGTGGTTTGCATTTATCTAGCAGTTTGATAGAATGGGGGTTTGGAGGCCATATGAAAAAAGTCGTTGCCTACTGTTTATTCAACTTCTCAAACAACTCTGCCTACCTGCGGATGCCAGAGGCTTTTTCGAGCCAGACAGATGATTTGCGGCTGGAAATCGTCAACCAGTTGATAGACGAATTGACCAAAGAAAAAGAGCACCTTGAATCTCTTAATCAACCCGATACCCAAGGTATCTAGCAATATTGTCAATCGCCTCTTGATCCAGCTTTTCGCCATGATGGCTCTTAAGCAATGATGTGCGAATGTTGTTGATGTTCTTGCCTTCGGCAAATTTTTTGGCAAAGGTTTTGGGCAACATTAACCTATCAGGCACTCCAACGATCTGGCCTTGCGCGTTCTGCAACGAACCAAGCACTTGCGCCTCAAGTCCGGCGTTGTAAGACCCATGTTGGAAATTCGGCGTCACCATTTGCGTGTTGGGCTTAACGGACAACAACGTATGCGCCATGCCAGTCTCAGCGCCAGGCTCACTCATCACGTTGTACACATCTTGCCAGCGCGGGAACCCTTGTTTTTCCATCGCATATGTCGAGCCAACTTCACCAATTGCTTTGCGAATGTTGCCGGCACTGTATTCGCCTGGCACCCCGTTGGCCATAATTTCTCGAATATTGGCGCTATCCAAGCCAGGAAACTTTTTGTAAGGGTATGACACCTCTTTGGTCACCGGGTCAACTGACTTTACATTCCTGACCGCATCCCTGAACGATGTCAACGCTTCACGCGAAGGCTTGAGCGTGTTGAGCGCTCCCACATAAGACTCGGCCATGTGATGCGAGAAATTGATGCCACTTGGCGCCAAATTCATCTGCACACCAATGGTGTCTCCCAATGCACTGTACTTGTTCAAGTTGTTGATTTTTGAAATCTGCGCTGTCTCGTTCGATGCCCCGCCAACGCTCTGCTGCAAATTCTCGGCAATGTACGGGTAACGCCTGCCGCCCTGGCGCTGCACAAACGCCGGCGTTGCATCCCTCAACCCTTGCGTCAACGGCACGCCAGCAATCTGCGTTACGTTACCGCCAGTGGCCGATGTATCCCACAAAATCGGCACCGCATACTTGTCCAGCAGCGCGGTAGGGTGCACCCCAATCTCTTGCGACACATTCAACGATGGCTGCACCACATCACCAGTACCAAACAACCTGGCCTGCTCCCTGCGCATCACCGCAGGCGTATCCAAAATTTGCTTGTACTTGGTCAATGCCGCTTTTTCAGCCGGGTTAAGCGCGGCTTCTGTCTTACCAGGAAACAGCGCCTCAATCGCTTTAAGCCTACCAACACGCTCGGCCATGTTGGCCGTGGTGCCCTGCGTCAGATCCATCACCAGTTGAGCCGGCAAACCACCGCGCTCCATGATGCCAGGCAGCACGCGCTCGGCATATCTCTCGCCAGCTTTGCCAGCAGACAACGCTGCCTGCCTTGCTGCTCTCGCTGCTTGCAGTGTGGCCATCGTCACAGGCTGCGCCATCGGTGCTACGGCCATGCCAGCCTCAATGGCCTCTGGCCTGATGCGGGTGGTGCCACCCAGACCACCAGAGCCAGTAGTAAGGGGTTCGCCATAAGACAGTCGGTCCAGTGTCTGGCTGATCGCCGGGGCACTGAGAAATCTCGATATGCCCTGCATCTGCTGCGTGCGCTGCGGTGCATAGCTCTGCGCCACCAAGTCAGCCAATGCACCCAAGTACGGGTTGCGTGGCGTTGCACTCAGTGTGTCTTCATACGCCAGCATGTTCGCTGGGCGCTGCGCAAGGGCGTTGCTGTAGATAGGCATGGCGCGATGTTAATTCATTTCGCGGGAAATAAAAATAAAAATGTTCGCGGGGCTACCGTAACAGCGGCCCTTCCCCGCCGGCCCCACCCCCCCGGCCAGCGGACGGATGGTGGCCGGGCGCGTTGTCCACAGGGTTTTTGCTCGGGTTATCCACAACGGCCTGTGGATAACTTGCAATGCAATGCCTGAGTACTCACAAATCTGTGGATAACTTGGCATCGACTTAACATAATGGACGTTGTACGAAGTAAACGTTGCATTAGCTTAGGGTTAACCCTGATGCGTCTGCGTTAGGCGCGTGTGCGTATTGCTACACTTTTTTGGCGTAATGCGCCACAACCCCCACCCAATTACCATCATCCAAGTCACGAATCAATGTCACGAATCAACTGCCTTTGACTCGACATCCACAACATTGCTCTCATCTTTCAGCACACGCTGCTTGGCTTCTTTCAACGCATCCATCACGCTGATGCGTGTATCGGTCACGGCGACATCGATGCGGTCACCGTAGCGTTTGGCATACAGCTTTGAGGCAACCCATTTGCGTGCGTCTACCTGCATACGTTTTTGCTGAACCCAAGCGGATGCCATTGGTCCTTCCAAATGCGCTGGCATTTCGGCATCTGACAGCTCAATGATCTCTTCAGCCAATCGATCTGCTCTGTTCTCGGTCGCCTTGTCGTACATGGCCCGAAACTCTGGATTGTTCCGAATCATCACCATTGCGCACTGGAGGCTCGGCATTCCTTCAGCCTTGAGCGTGGTGGTCAGGCTTTTGCCAGTTGAGATCTGTTTGCAGATTTCCTGCCAGCACGGGTGTTCAATCGGAAACACTGGTTTTCGACCTGGCCCTTTTCTTGTCACTGTCATCTCTGACGCCAAGTTCTGAGTCACTTGTAAGCTCCTAAAAAAGAAGGGTACTCACACCGATGCGGCGCTTTCCCCGAATATGCGGCAACTGCTAAATCCCGCACCCTCATGCTATCACCTCAATCTCAACCTTGTACATCTTCACCGTACCCGGCCTCTGCCTATACTGCCACTCAACCAAGTGGCTTCCATCATCAATCCCAAGCCAGTCAGCCACCCCATCCCTCACCGCCTTAAACCCCGACTGCAAATTATCCCCATCCAAAGCCCTAGGAGCCACCCTGGTGAGCACAACCGTACAAGGTGGGGCAGGAGGTGCCGCAACACTCGCCAGCGCGTTAAACGCCTTTGTACGCTGACTCTTCACCAGCTTCGCCTTCACCGCCCAGTGCATCCTCATGTTGGCCATGCTGACAATCTTCATATCCATTTCAACTTCAATCATTCCAACCCTTTCCAATCTTCATTTACCCACCCACCCTGACCCAACCAACCAACCCAACCCCGCATCCATGCACCGATGTTTTTTTGCGGGGGTCGGTGCACCGAACCGATAGGGTATATATACCCCTATCGGTGCTTTCGGTGCATCCAACACGGCCCAAAACGGCTTTTTTCGGTCAATTTATCGGTGCTTTCGGTGCATCGGTGCATACATCGGTGCAGTTTTTCGGTGCACCGATGCACCGATTTCGGTGCATTTCGGTTCGGTGCGGTGCTTTTTTCATGTAACTCCAGGCTACATTTCGGTTCACTTCGGTGCATATCTCATGTAACTTTGTTACCAACAGCCACATCACCCGCATTCTCAACCACTGGTGGCGCTGTCCGAAACACCTCATTGCGCTCAATCACCATCTCTTTTTTGACCAATGCCGCAGACGCTTCCTTGAACCGGCGGTAGTCCAAACCATGTCCCTTTGCAGAATCCCTCCACTCGTCATAAGTGGCCGAGACATCCATGCCGTCCAGCCCCTCGGTGCGCTTGTGCTGCTCAATGGCCACCAAGCAGTTCAGTGCAATCCGCTGGTTGCCAGGTATGGTTTTCTTCTTCTGGATGCTGCTCACCAGCCCCGAAATGTCCACACTGGTGAGGTACGCACCCTTCACTGCATTCCCGTGCTTGTCAAAGATGGGCAGATCCACTTGGGTGATCTGAAAGTTTTTGGCCGCTGGCATTTCGGCGTCCTTCATCTTCTTGGACTCAAACTGGATGGTCTTGGTGCCCGAGTCCAACTGGCACTTGTACTCCGCATCCAGTGCGCCTTTCAATGCCGTAGATCCCCGTGAGCGTTCTTTGTCTGCCGCCCCGCTGTGGTGGACCACCACCACCGAGCACTTGTAGTCTTGCCGCAGGTAGGTATCCAGATGCTGGATAAAAGAATTCATGTCCTGAGTTGAGTTCTCATCTCCGCCCATGTTTCGAGCCAGAGTGTCAACCACGATCATGGACGGCACATGGCCGCACTCAGCAGACAAGGTTTTGATGGCATCAGCCACCAGCGCCGCCTCTGTCGCGTCATACAACTGCGCTGCCCTATGGCTCTTGTACAGTGGTGCTCCGTCCAGACTCACGCCGTTGCCAAGCTCCCAGCCCTTAAAGCGCCGAGCCAAGCCGTTGTGCCCCTCGCCGGCGATGTAGAACACTGCCCCCTGCTGCACCTGATGGCCGTGCCAACTGGTGCCAGTTGCCACGCAGCACGCGATGTCGATGCTGACAAATGATTTACCGCCGCCAGGATCGCCAAACACCTGCGCCAGAGAGTCAGCCTCAATGTAGTCATCCACAATCCACCTGATCTCTGACAGCTCCAGAGAGTCAGCCCGAGAGAACTCAAACGCCAACTTGTCCCGCACTGGCCCCGCTACGCGCTCAATTTGTTCTTTCACGGCATCCAGTCCTTGCAGGCAGTGCAAATCATTCCAATCCGTTGGCTTGTTGTCCACCATATCAGCATCGCCAAAGCTGGGATACACAATCTCGCCAAACACCAACGCAGCCGCCGCACGGCCCTTGGTCACGCCAGGGTTGCCCTCGGTGAACTGGTCATTGTCTGCACCGATCACGATCTTCGCCGCAGGGAACATCTCTTTTGCTGCCTTGGCTACCTTGGCCAGGTTCCCGCAGTCAAACGCCACCATGACGGTGTACCCAGTTGCCTCAAAGATTGATGCACAAGTGGCAAACCCCTCACCCACAAACACGATCTTGCGATTGCCGCGCAGCTCATAGAACCCGCCCTCAATCTTGCCGCCTTTCAAGAACCGTTTGTTCCCGTCAGAGTCAATGGTCTGGTACGACAAGATCTCACCAGACTGGTTGGCCACTGGCACCACCAGCCTGCCTGCCCTGTCAATCTTGATGCCATGAGCGCTGATGTGTTTGCGCACAAGGTAGGGATGGTCATCACTGGCATCAGCATAGGTGCCGACCTCATCCTCTGCCCTCTCAGCAGCCACCGCCTGTGATGCCAGTCTCTCTGCATCCTTTTTGGCTTTCAGCTCTGCCACCCATTTGTCATGCTCGAACCTCTCGGTGAACGACATAGTGCGCCCAATGTCAGCCACCCACTTGCTCTCAAACGTAGGCTCTTTCCAGCACCCGGCAATGCCCACTGGCACCTTGCCACCAGTGTGCAAGATGTACCAGCCATCCAGAGCACCCTTTTTACTAGACACATGAGCCACCCGATGGATCTCTCCATCAGCGATGAGGTCTTTGATCAGCAACCCATTGGCCTCACAGTGCTTCCTGAACCCCCCTTCAGGGTTGATCAGGTCTTGGCTTTCAGTAGCAGCCGCAAAACCGTTGGGGAAGATGGATGTGAGGCTGCTCATGCCCGAGCCTCCACCAGCTCTGGCCAAATGCCCTGCCAACTGCTCTGGCAAACCATCTTGCGAGTCAGCCGGCCATCACTGGCCATCTCTACCCGCACAGCCTCAGAGGCCGACATCTCTCGCCGGCCAGTCAGGCACTGGTACAAGTACTGCTCATTGATGCCAACTTTTTCTGCCAGTTGTCGGCGCTCGTCTGGTGTGATTTGTGTGTTCATAGGCTGACGAGTCTAGCAGATTGCTTGATTGAATCCGCATTAGGGAAAGCACCTACGATTTATTTTCTAGCAAAGTGCTTGACCACATCTAGCATGGTGCTAGAATACACACATGGCAGCGAAATAGTTCACTGACCATCACGCCGAAAGGCCAAAGGAAACGACATGACAACTTTCACATACGACCAAGCAGTTGAGCGATTCAATGAAGACATGAGCAATTCAATCTGTGATGGTGACCGCAAGATGGCAACACAGTGGCTGGCCGAGCGCATCAATGATGCAGAGCGTGCTGAACGTTTGCGCCGTGACTGGATGGTGCAATTCCGTCAATCCATGCGCGAACTTGCCTAATCACCCACGGGGCTTCGGCCCCCAACCAAAGCAAAACATGAAACACCACAAATATCACCAGCACTACCAAGTCAAAGCCGCCAAACTGCACGCCCGTGCAGAGGCTGCGCTGGACCTGATCACCGCACTTGTCATCGGCATTGGCTTGGCCGCTTGCCTCTTCTACGGGTGGTCAGCATGAAGACCATCTGGATCAAACCCAAGCCATTGACACGTTGCCAGATCCTTGGCGTCTGTCAATCTAAACAATCTCCATCTTGCACAACGCAATGCCGGAGGTCAGCATGATGGACGACACCACCATCATCCGTCTGGCCCAGCAAGCTGCCAAAGACGAGCTGGCTGTGGCCGTGTTCACGGTCAACGAGCTGGGCCGGTTTGCTGACCTGTGCTTTGAGGCACAGACCAAAGCACCCAACGCCGCCCGTGGTGTCATGGTGTACGAGTACACCGCCAACGGTGTTCAACTGATCTGCCACTTGGAGTACGAGGCAGACGATCAAGGCTCATCCGTTGAGCCTGGCTACCCCGAAAGTCTCACCCTCGAAAGCGCTTACCACCGTGGCGAGAACATCGCTCACATGTTGTGCGAAAGCGTGGTCGAGGAAATTGAAGACGCCGCAATGCAACAAATTAAGGATGACCGCGATGATTACTGAACTGACCGCCGCGCTTCGCAAAGCCAAGCTGGCTGAAGCAACCGCCAAGGCCGAGCGCCTGCGTTTGGAAGAGCTGATTGAAAAACAGTTCACCAAACCAGACGGTGGCGAGGGCACACACACTGACGAAGAAGTCAAGATTATTTGGAAGATCAACCGCACGGTTGACACGGCCAAAGTACAAGCCAACTGGGACACGCTGGGCAAGAACGCCCAAGGCGCGTTCCGCTGGAAAGCCGAGGTGGATCTGACCCACCTGCGTGCCCTGAAAGATTTGGACTCTGCTGCTTACGCACAAGCCGCCGAGTACATCACGAGCAAACCTGCAAAACCCACCATTGAACTGAAGGACTGATATGTTTGATTTGAAATCTATTTCGAGGACACGCCGTGTCCGTGCGCCCAAGATTGTTGTTGTTGGCCAGGGCAAGATTGGCAAGACCACCTTTGCTGCTATGGCGCCAAAGGCCATTGGCATCTTGACTGAAGACGGTGCTGACGCCGTGGACGCCAACGCATTCCCGCTGGCCACCAGTTTGGCTGATGTGTACTCGGCCATCGACACGCTGATCAATCAGGAGCACGAGTTTCAGACGTTGTTCATTGACTCGCTGGATTGGCTTGAGCCACTGGTGCAAGACCATGTGTGCAAGGCCAACAATTGGAAGAACATTGAGCAGCCAGGCTTTGGCAAAGGTTACGTGGCCGCCGCTGAAGAGTGGCGCAACTTGCTGTCTGGCCTTGAAGTGCTCCGCGCCGACAAGGGCATGGGCATCATCTTGATTGCGCACGACAAGATCAAGCGCATTGAAGACCCGCTGACCGAGGGCTTTGACAGCCATGTGCTCAAGCTCCATGACCGAGCTGGTGCTCTGGTGCAAGAGTGGGCCGATGTCATTGGCTACGCAGGCTACCGCATTTTCACCAGCAAGACTGACGCAGGCTTTGGCAACAAAGAAACCAAGGCCACCACCACGGGTGAGCGCATCTTGCACGTTGAACCTCACCCGGCCCATTGCGGTGGTAACCGCTTTGGCCTGTCCAATATGCCGCTTGACTGGACGGCATTTCAAGCAGCGCTTACTCAAGCGCAGTCTTGATCCTCAGTCCGTAACTTAACTTTGAAAGAAAACAATGGCTCACTTTAACTTTGACGCTTCGCAAGTCGCACCCCAAGCATCCAACGGCCCCGTGCCTGCTGGCACCTACCTTGCACACATTACCGAGTCTGATGTTCAGCCTCTCAAGTCTGGCAAGGGCACTGGCCTGAAGCTGACGTTTGAGATCATCGACGGCCCCCACAAAGGTCGCCGTGTGTGGGAGAACCTGAACATCCAGCACGAGAACGAAGACACCCAACGCATTGCCCAGTCGCAACTGTCTGCGCTGTGCCATGCCGTGAACGTGATCAAGTTGCAAGACACTGCTGCCTTGCACCTCAAGCCTGTCTCCATCAAGGTGGTGGTGCGCGAGGCACAAGGCCAGTATCAGGCCAGCAACAACATCAAGGGCTATGAGTCTGCTGGTGGTGTCCGTCCACCAGCGCCAGCTTTTGTGGCGCAGGCCGAGGAAGCGCAAGCTACTAAGTCCAGTGCTCCAGCCTGGGCTAAGAAGTAAAACATGGCCGCAGTCCCACAATCTGTTGTGGACCCTGTGGCCGATGCCATCTTCGCCCATTACAAGGCAAAGTATGGCGTTGAGTCACAGCGCCCTTATCTGGGTGCCAGTGCGATTGGCAAGCCCTGCTTGCGCCAGCACTGGTACAGCTTTCGGTGGTCCAAGCCCGCTGAATTTTCTGGCCGCTTGTACCGGGTGTTTCAGTCTGGACACTTGCAAGAGCCACGCATCTATGCCGACCTTCGTGCCATTGGCTGCACGCTGTATGACATAGATCCATCTACTGGCCGTCAATGGTCTTTTACTGAGCCAACCAGTGGCAACCACTTCAAGGGCAACGCTGATGGCATTGTGACTGGCTTGCCGCAGGCACCAAAGTCACCGCATGTGCTGGAGATCAAGACCGCATCCGACAAGATGTACAAGGAGATGCAAAAGTCTGGAGTCAAGAAGGCCAAGCCCGAGCATTACGCGCAAATGATGATGTACATGAAGTGGACGATTGACCTGTACGGTGAGAATGGTTGCACCCGTGCCATCTACATTGTGGTCAACAAGGACAACGACGACATCTACACCGAGCGCCTTGAGTACGACAAGGCCGAGGCACAGGCCATCATTGACAAAGCATTGGCCGTGATCACCGCCACCGAGCCGCCTGTGGGCATCAGCGAAGACCCGTCATGGTTTGAGTGCAAGTTCTGCGACTACCACAGCATCTGCCACGGCACCGATGTGCCAGCCACCACTTGCCGGTCATGCGCCCACGCCACGCCAGAGATAGACGGTGATGCCCGTTGGTCTTGTTCTATGCACCAAAACGATATACCCGTGCCCGCCCAACGCACCGGCTGCGGCCAGCATCGATACATTCCGATCTTGCTGTCCAAGTTTGCCAAGCCCGTGGACATGGCCGATGGTGGGGTTGTGTATGAGATGGATGGCAAGCAGTTTGTCAATGGTACGCCAGAGATGAACATGGACCACATCAGCAGTGCCGAGATCCACGCTTGCAAGGACAAGATCATGTTGGTTGACCAGCAGGCGCTTGAGCTTCGCAAACAACACAATGGAAGATTTGTATGAACACACCTCCACCCATCCAAGACATCACCTTGCGTGATTACTTTGCAGCCGCCGCTTTAACTGGTTTGCTTGCCAGTGGTGATCGTTTGACTGCGGTCAAACAAGCCTTGAAGTTGGCCGATCAAATGATCAAGGAGCGCAAGAATGATCCTGCGTGACTATCAATCGCGCTCGGTGGCCGACCTGTTTGCTTGGTGGACAAAGCACCAGAGCAACGCCGACATTCCTTTGCTGGTGCTGCCCACTGGCTCTGGAAAGTCGGTAATCTGCGCCGAGATCGTGCGCCAGATGTGGGAGCAATGGCCCGAGTACCGGCCACGCACGGTGGTGCTGGTGCCCAGCAAGGAGCTGGCCGAGCAGAACGCTGCCAAGTTGCAGTCGCTGTTGCCCGACAACATTCATGTGGGCTTTGTGAGCGCCAGCCTTGGCAAGAAGCAGCACCATGCCGATGTGATTGTGGCCACCATTGGCAGCATCCACAAGTCAGCGCACCTGCTAGGTGACATCAAGGTGGTCATCATTGATGAGGCCCACCTAGTCAGCACCAAGGCATCTGACGCCGGCATGTACCGCACGTTCTTGTCCAAGCTGGCCGAGATCTGCCAGTTCCGCACGGTGGGCATGACGGCCACGCCATTTCGTGGCAACCAGGTTTGGTTGACCGATGGCGAAGACCCGCTATTCACTGGCATTGCCTCCAACGTCACCATGCGTGAGTTGCTTGACCAGCAATTCTTGTCGCCATTGGTGCCGCCGCTAGTGCAGATGATGACCAAGATTGACGCCAGCAGTGTCGGAATCTCCAACGGAGACTACAAGGTTGGTGAACTGTCCGAGGTGGTGGACAGCTATCTGCTGCAAGTGGCCCAAGAGGCCGTGGTGTTTGCCCAGCACCGCCGCAAATGGATTGCCTTTACGCCAAGTGTTGACAACGCCAACAGTCTGGTGGACAAGCTGAACGAGCGAGGCGTTGTCAGCGCCGTGGTGTGTGGCGAAACACCAGCGCAAGAGCGCGAAGACTTGATCCGTGATTTCAAGCAAGGAGAGATCCGCTGTCTGGTGACTGTGCTGGCGCTGTCCACTGGCTTTGATGTGCCTGATGTGGACTGCATCATCTGGTGCCGGCCAACCAAGTCGCCTGTGCTGTATGTGCAGGGCATGGGCCGAGGCACACGCATTGCAGACGGCAAGACTGACTGTTTGGTGCTGGACTTCACCGACACCGTTGAGCGCCTTGGGCCGGTGGACATCATCAAGGGCAAGAGCAAAACCAAACGCACTGGTGACCAGTCTGCGCCGTTTTGCATTTGCCCTGAGTGCGGTGAGCGCAACGCACCAGCAGCATTGGTCTGCGCTGCGTGTGGTGCAACGATCAAAGAGCCAGAGGTTGCCAAACCGATAGACGCCAAGCTGTCTTACGCCGCGCTGCTGTCAGCACAGCAACAGGCCGTCAGCACTTGGCACGATGTCACAAGGGTTGACTACAAGATGCACAGCAAGCCTGGCAAGCCCAACAGCATGAGAGTTGATTACTACGATGGCCTGCTGTGCATTGCCAGCGAATGGGTGTGCTTTGAGCACACTGGTTACGCCAGACAAAAGGCCATTAACTGGTGGCTGCGCTTACTTAGTACGCAAGAACAATTGATCTCAGTTCCAGACACAGTGAGCACTGCCTTGAAATTGATTGAAGCCGTAAAAAGCGTACATCAAAAACAAGGAGTCGCTGGCTTTAAAGAACCTACCCGCATTGCAACCCGCAAAAACGGCAAATACACCGAGGTAAAAGAATATGAATTTGGTCGAATTGAACGCCATCAAGATGCACTTGAAGAAACAACTCAAGGATATTGAATCCATTCAAGTCAACTGCTTGCGCTGTGAGCACTTGCAGTCTGTCAACGTGTGCCAGAAGTTCAATGCCAGGCCACCAGATGAATGGCTGCACGGCACTGTGGACTGTGAGCATTGGGCATGGGACAACATACCCTTCTAGCAATATGCTAGACTATGTACAAGTCAACCAAACAAAGGAGCAAACATGATGGAAGTGACTGAGCAAGAACTTGAGGAATGGAACAACATGACTGCATTGAACAAGCAAGTGGCTGGTAACCATTACAAGGACCAGCCCATTCAGCCCGTCGAATACATCTACGCCAACGCGATTGGCTACTTTGAGGGTAACGTGATCAAGTACGTTTCACGCTGGCGCAAAAAGAACGGCATCGCTGATCTGGAAAAGGCCAAGCACTACATTGAATTGTTGATTGAGTTGGAAAACCGCCGAGCATTGAAGGAGGCAACCAAATGATCCGTGAACTGTACAACTGGTTAAAGACTATATATGGCACCCCAAGTCCCGAGGCTATGGCGTTTCGGGAGCTTGAGGACAGCAAGCGCGAGTTGCTCAAAGCCCTGACAGCCCGTGAGTACGCCGACTCGATGTGCAAGTACCGCGAGGCGCAGATCAAGCGCTTGACGGCCTATCTGCAC